CTCGTGTTCTTTATTGAAGAGATGTTGCCCTAGACTCTGCTTCTGTTCAGGTGCGTTTTGAGGTTTGAAGGGATTCCACATAGACTTATTTTATATAGTGATGGTCTTTAGACAAATAAGCACTAAAAGAAGTCAACGCTGACAACTTTCTTTTCAGTCAAAGCTAATTCATGGAAAGCCCATACCAGAGCATCCATTTCATCAGGTGAATCTAAACCGCTATTTGGAACCCAGCTTTGCATCTGGTCTTCTAAGTGAGTTAATCCTTCAGCGTGTTCAACTAATCCCTGCTCATATAAAGAAGCTACTGGCTCAGCTCTAATATGCTTTCCCCTAGTCGCTCTGACCTTAACTATTTTAACATTGGCATCAATTGACCGAATGACAGTTTCAACTAAATCACCGCCTTGATTCACCTCAACTACAATACAATCAGCGCCTAATTCATGATACAACTTAACAGCCTCAGCCGCCCAAGTGCTAGGGTTAGCCCTTAGTGACCTATCAGCTAAAACCTTATACCCAGTACCTTTTTCACCCACTCCAACAATGCCCGTTTTATCACTATTTGGATTCGCAGTTACAGCAGGGTCAACACCAACAACGATTCGACCTAGTTCACCATGCCTTACTTCTCTTGTAGACATAATCATCTCATAAGTCCACATAGCCCCCTCAATATCAGATAAAAACTCACCATCCCAGAATCGTTTCCTTAGTCGTTCAGGTAGAGCTTTAAGTCTTTCAATGTATGAAGCTGGGAGGTTTTCCTCGACATCACGAGGGTTAATTTTGAATGATGCCCTGCCTTCTGCTTCCTGCTCTATGTATCTTTTATAGCTCCAATGATTCTTGGAAGGAGGATTTTGGTCAAGGAACAACATGTGCCGACCATCTATTTTTTGCCTAAGTCTAGAGCTTATTAAATCAACTCCATTAACATCTAAGATTTCTGAACACTCATTTATATAAACAGAAGCATACTCTGCCCCAAGATGCTTTTCAATTCTTTCCTTATCGTCAAGACCTCCAAATATTATTTCAGAGTTCCCTATGTGCATTTTCCAACCACCGCCTGACTTATTAGTTTCTATCCCATCCCAGAAGTCTTGACCCCATTCGGCAATAATTAATTCTTTAGCTGAAGGCCATAAGGTATTCTTAACATGTTCAAATCTTTGTCTAAAGCAAATATGTCTAGACCCATCAAGAACCATAGCCCGTTGAACTATTGCCCTTAATATCGTCCAAGTCTTAGAAGAACCAGCACCACCGAAAAGCATAACCTCTTCGTTATTTCTAAAGACTCGTCCTATATCGCTATGGATTTTGAGCCAATTAGCTGGCATTAGGTAACGTTATCTACGTCCTCTTGGGATATGATAACCGATAAGTTTTTATTAGTTTGGTCAATACTTTGCCGAGGGCGACCATCCAAACGATCTATAATCATCTCAATCGCCTTTAAATCACCCTTAGCGGCCTTACCATATAAGACTTTAGCAAGTGCTTCTCTTCTGGTTATATCACTGCCATTGACTAACAGCTCAGACTCACGTTCCAAAGCCTCGGCAAAACTCTCGCCCTTCTCTGGTCTTCCCTTTCTGTTTATATTGGGATCGCCTTTTTGAAATCCTTTTACACCTTTAGGCATTGATTCGACTCTGAGTTATTTTTTAAATAGTCATTACCATACTGCCACTCTATTTCTTGCCTAGATGTTGTTATGTCAGCGCTAATGTCTGTCAAACACAAGTCTAAAGATTCCTCTAGAAACTTATTCCTTTTAACCAAATCTTTATACTGCAGACTAGCGCATGTGTTATGCCAATTATCTATACCGTCTGATCCGAAAAGCTCATCAGATAAAACATTCCTACTGCATATACAACACTTATTCATTTGACAACTCAGCTTTATTACCAGTAAAATCTTGTTTGCCCCATGTGTCTGTTTTTCTGTGGCATACTGCGCAAAGAGTTCGCCCGTTTTCAATGTCAAAACGAAGATGCTTGTGAGTGGCAAATTGTTTTATGTGATCAGCGTGTAGCTCAACCCTGTGCCCAGTCTTTGACCTATCACCGCATTCTAAACATGTGAAGTTATCCCTCTCAAATACAGAGGCTCTCCATGCTTTATATCTCCCCGATTTTCTTATTTTTTCATTTTCTGAGGAAATACCACCTTTCCAGTTGCTAGCTTTGTCCCCACAACTTGAGGCCCTCATTTTCTCTTTTGTTTCGTCGGCGTGATGCTTGCCCTTCATCCCAGAATCATTGGTGCCTGCATTCCATGAACTTACACCCTTTTTGAAACGCCCAGAGTTAATATTATTTTTTCCTGCACATTTTTTTGAACAATATTTTTGGTTTTTGTTTCTTGTAACTGAGTCAAAATTGACTCCGCACCCGATACATTTTAGATTATTGTAGTCGTAATTAGGCATTATTCATTTCGTCAAAGGTCTTGCCATTATCACATAGAATTGCTTTTTGTCCAGTGAATGACTGCCATCGCTTAATTATTACATCGCAGTATTTTGGGTCTAGTTCCATCATCCTGCATTTACGCTTAGTTTTTTCGCATGCGATTAGGGTTGAGCCTGAGCCGCCGAAAAAGTCCATGACAAGGCTACCTACCTTTGAAGAGATATAAACTTCATTCTCTATCAACTCAATCGGCTTCATTGTTGGGTGCAAACCTTTCTCTCTCCCAAATTCAAGACACCTAGAATAGTTCACATTTTTCAGACCGTTGTTCCATATCGCCGACTTTCTAAAAAGCAATATGTATTCAATATCGGGCCTATGACTGTCTCCAATAGGTATAGCTGTTGGCTTCTTCCATATCAGCACATTGAACGAATATCCCTTATCGTTAGCCCAGTTTAAATAATCGGGGAGCAATTGCTTATTACAGAATATATAAGCGTTCATTTTTTTCGAGAATACAGAAGGAAGGCATTCAAGGAACTTTGAGGGCTCAAAATCAGCGATAAAGCTAATATCTTCACCCTGCTTTTTTAGACCATTGCCAATCGAGCCCTTGCACCCTCCCTTTGTTTCGATGTTGTATGGGGGGTCAGTAAAAACTAAATCAGCTTCCTCGCCATCCATCAAAGCCGCAACAGTAGCCTTGTCTGTCGAATCCCCACACATCAACCGATGTTCTCCCAACTTCCAAACCTGCCCCAACTTAGCCACTGGCTCCTCTGGAACTTCTGGAACTTCATCCTCATCAGTCAAGCCCTCGTTAGGTTCTTCCTCAACGTCAAACTCAAACTCCATAGCATCTAAATCAATATCAAACTCAGCAGATAATTCAGCCAAGACAGTTTCATCCCATTCAGCAAACTCAGCCGTCTTATTGTCCTCGATGTTATATCTAACAAAATGCTTTTCAGAATCAAACTTATAAACGAAAACCTCCACCTCTTTAGAACCGAACTTATCTAAAGCTTTCCACCTAGTATGCCCTGCCGCTATAACATGCTCTTTGAATGGATAACCTATTTCATTTACAACAATAGGCGACACATAGCCGTTAGCCTTTAATGACTCAAGAACTCTATCAACGGCCTTATCATTAATCCTTGGGTTCTTATCAAAGGGTACAAGGTCTTTTAACTTTGTCTTTTTAAGCATTTCTAATTGTTGCGCAATAGTTAATCAATTGTAAATTAGCGCAAACAATTGCAAGTGCTGACAAGATGAGGGACTCATTTATTAAACTCTTTAATATGCTTATCCACAACCTCAGTAGTCCAACCCTCACACATCTTGGCATACCTTTCCTTGTTCACCTGCGTTATTATCTTAGCAGGAATGCCAAATATTCTGGCTAGTTCTTCAGGTGTTATTAAATCCTTCACGCCCAAACCCACCCAATAAAGAAAATAAACATGCCATAGAATGAAATCTTAGATAAAATATTCATACAGTAAAGAAACCAACTATTTTTGATTTCCTCCTTAGCATCAAAGTCTTTATTGTTCAGCATGCACATAGCGGTGTAGACAAAAGTAAACACAACACCAACCACACAAGTTATACCTGCGTTGAAAAATATATCACTCATCTACTCGCCCTCACTTCCTTCCTCTGCTCATATTTACGTTTTTGCTCAGATGTCATCTGGTGATCCGCTAGATAATCTCTATCCATATCATCTTCCATCTTATCTAGTTTTGCTTTCAGCTCATCGCGCTCTTTCAATAAATCCTGATGCCTCAGACCAAGCTCATCATAGTCTGCGTTCTGCTTCATAAGCTCATCGCGTTCTTCCTCAAGCTTCACTTCCTCCGATGTCTTCTTGCAACTCTGGCAGTAATAAAACTCTATACCTAATCCAGCATCATATATGTGTCCGACAAATCTGTGTTCACATTCGCTCATCTACTCGCCCTCTCTTTCCATACAATTCTGCCGTCAAAAGGTCCGTTTTGGACCTCAATATTATTCAGATCATCACAAACAGGTCCATGATTAACAATAGATTTTATATCGCTTATATAGTTTCTGTGCTCCAGTTCCTCTAAAAGCTCATCGCGTTCTTTCTCAAGCTCAAAAGCCTTTCTTGATAACTCATCCATTCCCCACTCATCGGGCCTATCTGTTCTCTTTATTCTGATCTTATTACCCTCAATCTCAGTAACAACAAACGCTTCATCTCCACGAACCAACGTCTTCCCCCATAACTCAAGTGGCGTCATATCCCGCATTTGTTTGGGTTGT